TCAAGCTTTAAAAGGTAAGATAGACAAATTGTTAGCTGAACAAAACGAAAAAAAGATAATGTCGGATAAAGACTACAGAGCAAATAGAGAAGTTATAAGTAACGCTGCTTCAAAGTTTGAAGAGTCAAGAAACTTAATGACTTTAGTTGAGGGTAGTATTTATAAGGTTGCCGGTGGTGAGGTTACGGGTTTGGCTCCCGCAGCTAAAAATTTAATTGATAGAGCTTTTGCTGCAGCATTTAACGGGAAAGGTGTAGAGCAAGATCAGACTTACAGATCTGTTGCTGAATACAACAGAGATATGCAAGAAGTTGCCAATAAACTTATAAAAGAAATTATTCAAGAGGGTGGTAAAAACATTTCAAATGTTGACCGTCAATTAGCACAAGAAATTGTTGGACTATATACTGGATATGGAGGATATGTTTTTCAAAATGAAAAGGTTTTATTGGGTAGACTTCAAAGCATCCATAAAACGCTACAAAAAACTCAGGCAAAATCTATCTCAGATATGACAGATATGCTTAATTTAAGTATTGGAAGGACCTTTCAGTCAGGTGATCCTATAACGTATTCAAGAGTGGGCGAAACGGCTCTAGGTGCTATTAGGCAGCAAGGCGGTGGCACAAAAGATATTTTCTTGAGAGATTTGCTAACAGATGGGCAAGTTGATGCCGATAAAGTAACAAATATTTTTGGTATATCCTAATGAGTGTGATAGTCCTCCCAAATGGGCAACGTATTAACACTGAGGGTTTGTCCACAGATCAAATTACATCTGCTCTTACGGATCTTCAAAAGCAACAACCCACCTTATTTGAAGACATTGAACCAGAGATAGATTTAGCTACAGCATCAAAAGAAGAAATTTTAGAGTATAAACGTAAAAGAGATCAATTAGCAGGCACTGTTTCTGGCTCTGATTTAAGTACTACAGACTCGTTAAAAGATCCAGATGTAGATTATACCTCTGGCTTAAAAGATTTTCGCATACGAGCGGGTTTTGCAAACAAAGAAAAAGATAGTGAAAAAGCAGCTTATTTAGCCGATCAAGTTGGACAAGATGGTTTTCGTCAAGATAAAGGTGGACGTTTTATTATTACAAAAGCGGGTCGAGAAAAACTTGGTATGCCCGATGGCCCAGAGTTCGCAGTGGATGAAGAGGGTTTTAGCCTTAAATATGATACCGCAGACTTCTTGGGAGAAACAGGTGTTCCTTTAACAGTAGGGATTGGTGCGAGTATAGCAGCTAGTGGCGTTGGGTTTTTACCTGGTGTAGCGATTGTTGGTGGAGCAACAGCCGTTGGCAAACTTTTAGACGAAGCCTTTGAAGCTGCTCAAGGATATCAAAGACAAACAGCAGGAGAGATAGCTAAAGACGCTGCATGGGAAGGCGTTTTTGGTGCCACTGGGGAGGGCGTGGGTCGAGGACTCTCACGTCTTTTTGGTAGAATTTTTAAAGGTAGTGGTTCCAAAACAGCCGAAGATGCTAAAGAAATTGGTAGAGAGATGAGACAGTTAAGTCTTCAACCCACTGTGGAGGGGGGAGCACCAGGAGCTTTTGGTATTCTAACACGACTTCAAGCTGTATATGAGGGAATATCTCCAAACAAAAAGGCTGCTGAACAAAATGTAAAAGTTATTTTAGAACAACTCAAAGGATTAAGAGGGTTTGATGTTGGCGATGATGCTATAGAAGAATTAGGTAAAGTTATTCAAGATGACATTACAAAACTTTACTCTAGTTATGATGAAGCTCTTGTTCAGGCAAATAAGGCATTAGACACAGAGATAGAAAGAAAAATTGCACAAATCATGGAGCCTTTAAAAAGAGGAGATGAAGTAGGAAAAGATGCTGTAGAGGGTATAACACAAGCAAAAAATATTTTTAATGAAAATGTAGATTTTCTTTACAAAAAAGTAGATCAAGCTTTAGGAAAGAATAATCAAATTATTCCTTTGGGTAAGTTTCAAGAAGAGGTAACAAAAGGCATAGATAGGTCAGTAAGAGGCGTAAAAGCTGAGCTTGGTCAAGGGACTGCCGTGGGTAAAATCCTTCGGAAAGTTAGAGAAAGAGCTAAAACAAGACTTCGAGCAAACGGTATAAAACTTTCAGAAGATAATATAAGACGAGCAATGCGAGGTACCCCCGAAGAAGCAACAATATTACGAAACGTAATGTCTGAATTAGAATATACTGGTAATAAAACTTTTGGAGTCATAAAAAGTTCTTTAGATGAATCTTTTATGGATGCGGAAGATTTATTAAATATTAGAGTTTCTAGTGCAGAAAAAGCTATTGACGAAATTGAAGGGTTGCCAGGACAAATGACTAACCTATTTCAATCAGATTTTGGGGGAGGAGCCGAAAGCATAAAAAGATTAAAAGAGGGACTCACATTACTACGAAGAACAAAACAATATTATGCAAAGGGGTACAAAAGACTAAACGACCCCGTTTATCAATCTCTTGTAAAAGCCACTAAAGACGGTCGAATACAACTTGATCCCGTTGCAATTCTAAACAGAGTTGTAAAAAACAATCAGCCAAAACTTTTAGAGCGTATCTTACGAAGTAGAAGAGGAGTAGCGTTAGGGTTTAGAAACATAGAAGAAAAACCTGTTCGATTTGGCACTAGAGAAATCTCAATTGAAGAAGCAGAAACAATATTAAGAAAAGGTGATTTAAGTGACCCAAGAAGTCTACAAAGAAGAGTTAATGACGCGAAGGCAGCAAGAGCTAAAATTGAAGATGAGGTAGCAGCAGGAGGTGTCCAAGGAGAAAACTTGAGGCAAGCTCTTGCAGGTGCTTTTTTACGAGACGCTATTGAAAAGTCTTCCGTTGATGGTGTATTAGACGGAAAGAAGTTAGCAGGATTTATCGACGAGTTAGGAACTACTAAAGACGTTTTATTTAAATCAAGATTACCACGAGTTCAAGGAGAGTTAGATGATTTAAACGAACTCACTTCTGTTCTTCGTGCTAATGCTACAAAATTAGATAATAGCGTTATTGAGCAGTTGTCTACTAGACCTTTAGCAGAGGCTTTAAAATTAGCAAAAGACGCTAGTTTACGAGTGGACGCTATAAATAAACAAACTTACTTAAAAAGTTTACGAGATAAAGATGCCTCAAAAATAGTAGATACCATTTTTACTAAAAATAATCCTCAAATGATTAAAGCTTTCATGAACAATACCATTGAGGCTAGAGTCCCTAATCAGACAAATAGGATTAAAGTGACTCCTTTTGAAGCTACTGAACATGCTAATCTTGTAGAAAATGTTCGAGATGCTGCAATGGCTAGAATATTACAATCTATGGGAGATATACGATCACCAATGTTTGCAGAAGATTTTTTATCTGGTCGATTAGGTTCAAAAATGAAGAGCACATTAGAGGGATATGGAAGAGATTCCTTGAATGCGATGTTCGGAGTTGACGAAGCAAACAAGTTATTTAAGTTATCTGAAATCATGATTCGATCTTCAGACAAACCACTTGCAGGCAAAGGTGGACTTGCTGCTCCATCCATAGCTCTTGGTCTGTCTATATTTGGTTTGTTAACTGCTCCTCTTCAAACAATAGGTGCAATAGCTTTTTATTCTGGTATGTCAAAGGTTTTAAGAAGTGGGCCTATGTTAGATATTATGTTAGCAAGTAGAAAACCTGGAGCAGATCAATTAGGTCAAGCTTTACAAACAGTGCAAACTATAACTTCTCAACTTCAAACACAAGCAGTAACATCAGATGAAGGACCTTTAAAAGTAAGTCCCGAAGTTCAACGATCAATGCAACGAGCAGCAACGCAATTTAAGTCATCTATCCCAAATGTGGCACCCGTTTTTGGTGGCACCCCCACAGCTAATATTGATCCTACTAATCCTATTATAAATCCAGATCCTGCAACGCAGGCACTTGCCCAAACACTTAGTCAACGTCCCCCCAGTTAGCTTGAATATCCTGGTCAACCTTACTAGGAACGGCTAACTCCAATCCCGTCTCCATAATATTCTTTATCTTCTGTGCTTGCACGTCGCTCTCGACAGAAAAGCAAAGTTCGTCATGCACTGTAATCAACGGCACAAGACCCTCTTCGTAGCAATCCACCATCGCTTTCTTTGTTTGATCGGCTGCCGAACCTTGGATTAATCGATTCAATGCCTTATAGGTAAACGCTCGACGGATCAAAGGTCCGTACTCTCTTTCTGCATCCTCATGTTTCATAGGCTTGCTATAGCCAAAAGTCTTAGGCTCCCATAGGTCAAATCGGCATAAACGTCCCGATATCGTCCGAATCTTTCCGTTCTTTGCAGCTCTCTGCATTACACGCTCGGCTAGTGTCTTAACAAAAGGAACACGTTGATGGTACTTTGCCATCAACGCTTTTGCTTCATCGTTAGACAGCACGAGTTGAGCAGCTAACTTACCCACGCCCATGCCATACATAATACCTAAGTTCACGGTCTTTGCTTCTTTTCGTGAAATGCCCGCCATGTCTGCCACCATTTGATGAAAGTCAGCATCCCCTTTGTGGTATTCGTCAATCACTTCATCAATCATAGGATGCCTATCTCCTCGACGTAGCACCGAACAATAATGCACCAGTAACCTTGGCTCTTGTGAAGAATAGTCAAAGCTACCCCACTTCTGCCCCTCTTCGGGTATAAACAAACCACGGATTAGCTTTTTGATTTCGGGATCACGGGCAGGTATCTGCTGTAGATTTGGATTCGACGACGAAAACCTACCCGTGACAGTCCCCCCATCATCGGACCTCAACTGGTGAAACTCACAATGTATACGACCTTTGTGCTCATGTCTAAGAATACTATCAATAAATGTGCTATCGGCTTTGTCAGCCTCGCGTAGTTTTACAATAGCCTGGGCAACTTCATGAGGGTGTGCCTGCAAAAATTGCTTGGTAAACGAAGGTGCCCCTAATTCTGTGGTTGGATAGGTTAGGTTCAGTGCCTTAAAAACGCTCTCTACAGAGGCGTTTGCCCACGGCTCTATGTTTACTGATGTTTTTTGTTTGATGAACTTCTTTAGCTCAGAAACACGAGCTTTGAGGGTTTTCTTGGCTTGTTCTGCCTTTTCTAAGTCTACCCGTACCCCACGCTCTCTCATATCAAGCATAATCGGTATAAGTTTAGACTCTAACTCAAAGACATCCTTTAGTTCCTCTCGACTAATCTCTATGGACAATCGCTCCCATAGCTTGAGGGTCATAAGAGCATCTTGCTCAGCATAAGGTCCTACAAACTTCGGAGGTAGTCGCCACATCTCGCTCTTGGGATCTATTCCAAAATCTTTTGCCGCAGCTCTCAACATCTTCTCGTCTTTACGCATATCAATATAGTCTCGACCAAGATTGTTTAGGCTGTAGCTAAATCTATTCTCGTCAATCAACGGAGCAGCAACCATTGTATCAATAATCTTACCCTTAACCTCGATGCCCTCGGCTCTCAACCATCCCGCATCATACGTTGCGTTGTGCATAATCTTGTCGATTTGTGGAGTATTCATCTGATCTTTGAGCCAGTTTAGCGTCATATCAGCGTCTAAGTTGTGACCATTCGCATGTCTTATAGGGAAATAGCCTTGATAATCGCCCGTAGCGACAGCGATTCCTATGATCTCCCCCTCTTTCCTTGCCCATCCAGGTCCTAAGTCCCGTATATTTGGATCTCTTGTTTCTAAGTCCACGGCTATCTGACCACAATGTCTGAGGTCTGGAAACTCTGGAGGGATATTCCAATCAACGTCGAGAACGTCCATTGCCATCCGTTCCTCAAAACTTATAGTGCTGTTATCTTTTCTATCCTTCGCCATCGTCCTCATTCCACTCGTCATCTTCTCCCGCAAGGGCTGCGTAACCAACGATATCGACCCACGAATCTAAATGTTTGGGCGAGTTAATCAATCTCGACATCTTTACGGCAATCATGCACTGATATACTTGTTCAACAGTAATCTTCTGCTCCAATATGACCGACCAAAACTGTGCGATCCGCTCGTGATTTAATTTGGCATCCCCATATATCTTAGCTCTCTTACTAGATATTAAGTTGCCGGCCTGCTCTAATACTTCTTTTCTTTTTACCATTATATATCATACCTATATTTCTTTTGCGACTCTATTATATGAAGATTGCT